CGTCCCGACTTGTTACCCGGGCATCGTCTACCGGACGGGAGAGATGCATCCGCCCCCATTGAAGAAGTGGGATGCGGTTGACGTGTACATGCGCAAGAAGTGTTTGGTGAAGATAAACTGGCACCATTCACGAGTGAAAGTCGAGAGGGGGGAGAGGAATGACAAGTGGGATGCTTTTCAAAAGAAGGACCTCGCAAAGTTAGCCACCCCCAACCCGCCCAAGTTCACACATGCGCTTGTTGGGATTGCTTGCAGTGGTGCTGCGCCCATGGTGTCGGTTCAGACGCCATACACTCAAGGGAAAGCACTGCTAGCAAGGGTGTTCCGAAAGACTCCGGAGCATCCATGGGGCTCTGGGCCCAAGCCAGGGAGATGGGCTTGGGCAAAGCAGTTCCTAAAAGTCCTTCTGCCAGATTTTGTTGCGAGACCAATGGATTTTCATGACTGGTTAGCGACGATGCCGAAGCGGCGGCAGGCAGCACTTCTTAAGGGCAAGGAGCGACTCGACAGGCTTGGATGGAACAAGGCCTGTGAGAATTTTAAGGCCTTCGTCAAAACGGAGTTTCTTCCCGGGTTCTCACAAAGGAAGATATGCCGGAGTAGTCCGACATGTGAGGAGCTTGGGCGCCTTGAGGAGATGGTGGATCGGATAATCCAGGGGCCAGATGAGCAGACGCACTGTATCGCTGGCCCGATTTTGAAGCCATTTCTAGCGAGGCTGAAGGAGCTTTGGACCTACGATAGCGAGATCTTTTACGCGAGCACAACACCGGATAAGCTGAAGAAGTTTCTAGATATCATTTCAGAGGCGGAACAATGCTATTTCTGGTGTGATTTCACTCAGTTTGAGAATTCGCATTCGTCGGATACCTGGCAATTTATGGAGGAGTTGTATGGAAGCAACGATCCGTTATTTGCAAAGGTGATGAAGGCTTGGAGGGCGCCGCGCGGAACAATTGGGCCCTTCAAGTATGAGGCACGGGTCATGAATGCCAGCGGGAGGGACGACACTTCGCTGGCAAACAACGTGCTCAATGGAATCGCGAGTCACCTCAGTGCAGTTGCGGCGTATCATGAGGTGCCACTCGACCAATTGACCATGGAGATGGTGGCTGGTGCGAGGGGAAAGGTGCGGCTCGCGGTTTGTGGCGACGATTCATTGGGGATGTTGCCACGCTGGGGAAAAGACCGGCTGGCCAAGTTCAAGATTGACATGGCGTACAATATTTCGGAATTCGGGTTCCATGCTAAACTTGAAACTTCGGACACCCTTACAGATGCGGTCTTCCTCGGAATGCGTCCGTATCCAACCAAGAGTGGTTGGTTTTGGGGTAAAACTATCGGACGATGCACCTACAAGATGGCGTGGTCGTTGAAGCCACAGGAGAGGGATCTCATGGCTCAGATCACCGGCGTGGCAGATATGCACGTCCGGTGTTCATCACATGTACCTGTTGTGTTCGACATTGCGAAGAGGATAACACAGCTGAGGGAGGGGGCCAAGCGGACCCCGGTACATTTGGACGACGCGCGCCCTTGGGAGTGGACGCAGGAG